CCACTGCATCAGCTTTTAATAATGTATGTTCTGTAATGAGTGGTGCACTGATATAACCAATACCAGTGGCCAATAACATATTGCGAATACGTTGGTAAGCATTTAAATCTTTTTCAAAAGTTGCAATAAATGCTGCTCCAAGTACTGCACCGAGCAACGCATTACCATTAATAAATGGAAGCAATGACACTGCACTTAGAGTGGCAATGGTTGCTGTAGAAGTTGTTGGTTCTGGCATAAATTCTCTCAATCCCAAAGCTGGACACTTTGAACTTTATTTTGTGGAGTAGGGATGTCTGGTAATTGGACTTTGGTACCCATTGGAATGAATGGACCAAATTCAGAAAGATGCGGATTGGCTTCCAGTACTTGCTCAACTACACCAGTGCTACGGCCATATTCACGCCAGCATATTGCGTCAACTGTATCGTGTTGGATTGCATAGATTTCTTTCATCTAAACCAACTCCACATTTAGGCGACGGACTTTTTTTATATCGCGAATGGCAAAACGCAAATCACGTTTATAGTCATCAATCGTCGGTATAAGTTCTTCAGCTTTTTGGCTGCCGTTGTTTGTAGTGTCATAAGACCGATAACGTTCGCAAAGTTCTGCACCAGCAGCTGCTGCAACTGCTCGAAAATACAAAACAGCAGCAATAGGTTTTCCATTGACCTGTTTAGTTGTAATTTCTCCTAATGTAGGGGCTTTACTGAGTAAACTTTCCAGTTGTTCATTAACATGAATTACAGCAGCTTCTATAGCTGAAAAAAGAAGTTGATTAGTGACACTCGAATCTAAACGCAAAACTTCACGGACATGGTTGCTTGATACCGATGGAAAGAACGGATCACTATTGATTACAACGTCCTGAGTTGAAAAAGTACCGTTTGCAATTAATCCAGACATTTTTATTCTCGGTTAGGTGAGGGGTGGAGATCTGAACCAAAAACAGAACAAAAGAATGTTTGTGTTTGATCAGATCTGCCCCTCGGTGGGTGCTGGGCACTTGTTAAGAAGAAACTCCCTCAAATGCCTGATTGCCAAAATCATCAACAACAGGGGTTCCATCGGCATTGAGTAATGGCTGAGGTGGGTTTTCTTCTAATTGTTTTTTCAGTAAACGTTCAGACTTTTGGAGGTCTTGTTTACCACCACAATTTTCATTGTATTTAATTGCTTCTTTTAGCCACTCGACCGCTTGTGAGTAGATCTCTTTTTGTAAGTACACACGGCCAATTGCGACATAGAGCTTTGCTCTAATCTGATCATGCATGCTGAAGTCAGAAGTAATGCTAATAGCTTGCTTTAAAACTGATAAATCAAAAACTTTACCTTCAGCATATGCAGCTTTCGCAGCATTTCCGATCTCTTCAGCAACAATAGATGCTGTATCACGGCTGAAAGAATCAGGCATTGAAAGACCATGTTTTAAAGCAAACTCAGCAATACGGAGACCATCTTCAAACATGCCTGCATCAAAGCACCAAAGCATAATCGTCGTGACAACATCATCCTTCAGATCAGGAGCACGTTCTTCAATTGAAAGAACACCTTCAACATAGGGCATGTACTTTGGGATTAAAGTTGCTTTGTATTGGGAACGTTCAATTTCAGATTTAACGTTACGCAATAAGTTTTGGTCATTTTTTAATTCTGCCAGTTGCAACATATAGACACTGGCATCTTCACGAACACCACCAAATTCATTTTCGGCATTAGCAGCTGCTTTAGCTGCTAATGCCTGAAGGCGATGTCGTCGAGCTGGACTCAACATAAATCACCCCTTATTGAATTGTGATGTTTTCAACGAGGCCTACTTTCTCGTAGGCTTCAATGACGTAAGCTTCATTTGAAGATTGGTAATCTTCAATGTGACGACGCTTTGCATCTTTCTGATAGTAAATCGAAAGGTTATCAAGCGAAGTAACAAGAAGCGCATTGTCTGGGAAGTGCGGAACACGCATGGCAGGTAAACCACCAATTTGCTTTTGGCCAACCAGGATCTGTCCAGCTAAAACATTCTGGTTATCTGCAGCGTTGTTTACGATTGGGAAGTTTTTATCTGCAAGTAACTGACGACCACAAATTACGACTAAATCAGTGTCATCTTGATGTACTTCATCAATCAGCTCATTAACAACGTCTTGTACAAGAGCATCAAGATTTTTGTATGTACCTGTAGCGCCAACAGTCACGTCTGCCATTACTCGATCAGCAGCATTTAGACGAATTTTTTCTAACCACCCTACATTCACATCCTGAAGTTTTGGGTTAGTCGCTCTGTTCGTTGTAGCCGCAGCAGTCTTACCATTAAAGCCGATCATGATGCGATCTAACGCAATAGATTTGGCGATAGCATTCGTCCAGCGAGCATGAAAATCTGGGAATACGGCCCATGCATCAAGCTTTTCATAACTAATGGCAACGTCAAAATCAGTTTTGATACATTCATAGTTATCTGCACCGAAACCCGTTGGATCTACTGGGGTACGTTCACCAGAACCTGAAGTATCTGTACGTCCAGCAATTGTTTGGTTTACAGATAAACCAATTGCTTGACCTTTAGGATTAATCACACCAATGACATTGATTTTAGATAAAAATTCGCTAGAAGCTTGAATTTTATCTTCCATCTTCTGAGCTGGTACTGGAGCGACATTAAAAGTATGTGCTACAGATTCAACGCCATTAATTTGGGCCAGTTTTTGAAGGCTGTGGTTATATTTAATTCGTGTATCGTTACGCATAAGTTCGCTCGCTAATTAGCAATCAATTTGTTCTGAATAATTGCCTGTATTTTCGGGAGCAGGCGGAGTATCAGGGTGAGGTTCTTGACTCAGCTTTACTTTCAAAGCTTTAAAGTCTTTTTCGAGGGTGGAGTACTTTGTTTTGAACTCTTGGAGTTCTTGCTGAGTTTCACCAAAGGTTTTAGCAATCTGCTCAATTGACTTTGCAACTTCAGTAAATTGGCCTTTGTTTTTCTGGTCCTGTTCTTCTTGTTGTGGCTTTAGCCAATTCATAACGGTATTGAACAAGCCTGTAACTGCCAGCTCTTCTTCAAACTGTAAATCGACTTCTTCAGCAGCAGTGAAAAGGTTGTCTTTGTGCTGCTTTTTAGAAGTAAAAGGACTCGCTTCAGGATTATTTGCCGCAAACTCCATGATTTGCGTACCTAAAGAAGCAGGAGTATCAGTGAACGCAATACCAACTAAATAAGCTTCATTGGTATCTGCAAAGTTGGGATTAACTTCAATTGAGTTAAACAGTTTTTGTTTTCGGCCATGCATCTCAATGAGATTATCGAAGGCTTCAAGCTGAGCATATAAAGCCCATTTCTTTTGGCCTGCAATTTCATCTTCTTGGGCTTTCAGTGCGATTACTTTGGCATAATTTCCAAAAGTAGAATCTGGCGAAATACCACGGAAGTGTTCAATATTTGCCATGGCTGTATAAGTATTCTGGCTATAGTTTTTGGCCATTTGTTGAATCCAAGCTGCTTCAATCTGGCGGCCATCGGTTGTGGCTCCAGCAACTGCAACTCGATAAAACTTGGATTTCTTACTCATGAGGTTTGAATCCTGCTTAATATTTAAATAATTCATAATTTACGTAGTAAGCAGAATCGGAATTAAACCTAAAAGAATCAACGAAGCTCCCTTGTGAAAACTGTTTTCACAAGGTCTGTACAGTGAATCAATAAATTGAAGTTGGCTTAATAAGCCAATGAATACGACGCCTGAAAATACATCTCTGACTTTTGATAACCGCCTCTTAGCAAAGTTCTTATACTGGATGGGGTGGCGGATCAGCTCGATTGCAGAATACTTAAAAGAAAAAGACAAAAATGTTCATGCGTGGAAGGCAAGAGATGAATGGGACGAGCAAGCTCCTGAAGGACGTGTTGCACAGGCTTTAGAAGCCCAACTAGTAAAGTTAATTATTCTTGAAAAGAAAACACCAGGTGATTTTAAAGAAATTGATTTACTTATGCGCCAGCTGGAGCGTATGGCTAAAATCAATAAATATAACAATGGTGGAAATGAAACTGACCTCAACCCAAATTTAAAAAATAGAAATGCTGGCCCACGTAAACCCACTGCTAGAAATGTGCTGACAGAGGAGCAAATTGAGAAGCTTCTTGAAGACTTTGACGATGGCTTATTTGAATATCAAAAAGTTTGGTACCGTGCTCGTGAACAACGTAACCGTGCTCTTTTAAAATCACGTCAGATTGGTGCCACATTCTACTTTGCCCGAGAAGCTTTAATCAAAGCCGTGACAACTGGCCGAAATCAGATTTTCCTGTCTGCATCAAAAGCTCAAGCACATGGCTTTAAAACCTATATTAAAGACTTTGTTCTTCAGTCAATTGGCGTGGATCTACAGGGTGATCCAATCACAATCACTCTACCGACCAACGAAACAGTTCAGCTCATTTTCTTAAGTACAAATGCTAAGACGGCCCAAAGTTACCATGGCGATTTGTACTTTGATGAGTTCTTCTGGGTACATGGCTTTGCCACACTTAAAAAAGTGGCATCAGCAATGGCGGCCCAAAAACAATATAAAAAGACCTACTTTTCTACACCTTCAAGTAAATCACATGAAGCCTATAAGTTCTGGACAGGAGAAGCTTATAACAAGGGTCGAACTAAAGATAAACAAGTTGAAGTCGATACAAGTCACGAAGCACTAAGAAATGGCGCTCTTTGTAATGACCAGATGTGGCGACACATCGTTAACATTTATGATGCTGAACGCCAAGGCTGTGATTTGTTTGATATTGATGAACTCATTGCAGAAAACAGTGCTGAAGAGTTTGCAAACTTGTACATGTGTGAGTTCGTCGATGACGGGCAGAGTGTTTTTCCATTAAGCCTTATTCAACCTTGTATGGTGGACTCATGGGAACTTTGGGCCAAAGACTTTAAGCCGTTAGCAATAAGACCGTTTGGAAGTAAACAAGTCTGGGTGGGCTATGATCCGGCAGAATCTGGTGACAGTGCTGGCTTGGTTGTAGTTGCTCCACCCGAACCAACTTACAACAAGTTCCGCTTATTAGAACATCATCAATTCAAAGGAATGGATTTTGCGAGTCAGGCACTTTTTATCAAGAAAATTTGCCAAAAATATCGGGTGACTTATCTCGGAATGGACAAGTCAGGCATGGGGACTGGTATTGCTCAGTTAGTTCTAGATTTTTTTCCTAATCTTACAACCTTTACTTATTCAGTTGATGTCAAAACTCAATTAGTCATGAAGGGTATGGACGTCATCAATAAAGGACGTTTTGAGTTTGATGCTGGTTCTACTGAAGTAGCTCAATCCTTAATGGCCATAAAAAAGACCCTCACAGCTTCTCAGAAGCAAATGACTTTTGAAGCTTCACGTGCTGAAAACATTGGGCACGCGGATTTGGCATTTGCCATTTTTCACGCCTTCTTTAACGAACCGTTGTCTTTAGAAAATGACGGAAATTCTAAAAAATCCTCAATGGAGATTTACTAAATGTCAGACAGTAAAGTTCAAGCCTTTTCCTTTGGAGATCCTGAGCCGGTTCTTAATAACCATGACTTTTCAGGTTACTTTGAGACTTGGTTAAATGGACGTTATTTTGAACCGCACATTAGCTTGAATGGTCTGGCTAAATCTTTCCGTTCTACGCCATATCTTTCAACGGCCATCATCTATAAAAAGAATCAGCTCGTTTCTTCTTTCAAACCACACAAATTGCTTAGCTCTGCTAACTTTGAACGAATGGTTTTAGACAATTTTGTTTATGGCAACGGCTATTTGCAACGCATTGATAACCGCTTAAAAGATCCACTTCAATTCAAAGGCTTGATGGGTAAATATGTCCGTCGAATGAAAGAACCTAATCGCTTTTTGATGCTAATAGATGGGTTTAATGAACACGAGTTTGCAGAGGGTTCAATTTGCCATATTAAAACTTCAGATGTTGACCAAGAAATATATGGCTCTCCTGAATACTTATCAGCATTACAGTCTGCATGGTTAAATGAGTCAGCAACTCTTTTTCGTCGTAAGTATTACAACAATGGATCTCATGCTGGCTTCATCTTGTACATGACCGATTCAGGAATAGACGATGAAGATGTGGAGTCACTCAAACAAGCTATGAAAGACTCACGTGGACCAGGCAACTTCAAAAATTTATTTCTCCATGCACCTGGTGGCAAAAAGGATGGTTTGCAGTTAATCCCTATTAGTGAACTAGCCGCTAAAGATGAATTCTTAAATATCAAATCAATCACGCGCGATGACATTCTTGCTGCTTTCAGAACACCACCGCAGCTTCTAGGAATCATTCCTTCAAATGCTGGAGGGTTTGGATCTATAAAAGATGCACGCGAGGCTTATTGGTATAACGAAATTATTCCGGAGCAGACACGAATTGCTGATACTGTCAATGAGTGGGCAGGGGATAATATACTGAATTTTAAAAAATTCGAGGATGTAAATCCAATTTTGTAGCTTTATAAGTTGTTGATAATAAAAGTAAAAATTTGATTTTCGGCTCGCACTACACTTGGCGGAAGTTTCTTAAGAAACTTCCGCCAAGTGTAG